CTATTTGGGACCATGCAGGCATCAGAGGCGGCGGCCAGTTTGTAACTAACCTTTTGGCTGAAGGCGAGCACGTCGGCCCCGCAGCTGCGCCCCGCGCATTACAACCAGCCGCCGAGAGTGTGCTACCCGCTGTCGAGGACGAAGTAGGCAAGATAGTTGAGCGCGTTATGACTATTGTTAACCGTAATCTTGTACAAACTAGGACGCGCTAATGGCTATCAACATTCCGATTATTTCAAGCCTGAACACTAAAGGTTTTGACGCAGCCAAAAAAGAGTTTGCCAGCCTGCAAGGTTTCGGCGCTAAGTCTGGTTTCCTGCTACAAAAAGCCATGGTTCCCGCTGCCGGCGCGGTTAGTGCATTGGCTGGCGGTTTGCTACTTGCATCTAAAGCCGCTATCGCCGATGAGCAGTCACAGAAACTTTTAGAAACACAGCTGCGCGCAACACTCGGGCCTAACCAAGCGTTAGCCGACAGCATGGCCGACTTTGTTGACCAGACACAATTAGCAACAGGCGTGGCCGACGATGAGCTACGGCCCGCACTTGCCGGCTTGGTGCGTTTTACAAAAGATGCCAGCAAGGCGCAAGACCTTTTAACTTTAAGCATTGACGCGTCAAAAGCGACCGGTAAAGATTTGGCCGCCGTCAGCACGGCTATTGGGCGTGCGTATGACGGAAACTTTACAAGTCTAAAAAAGTTGGGTATTCCACTCGACGAAAACATAATTAAAACAAAAGACTTTAAGGCTGCACAAGAGGCGCTTACCACACAATTTGGTGGCGCGGCAGCCGCTAACGCCAACACCTACGCAGGCCGTTTGCAAATACTCAAAATACGTTTTGACGAAATGGTAGAAGGCATCGGTTACCGCGTGCTACCAGCGCTCGGCCAACTACTTGACTACGTAGACAAGCTCATAAAAATAATGGACGACCGCGGCCTAGGCGGGGTAATCAGCGAACTCGGCGGCAAGCTACGCCGTTTTGTTGACCCGTTCCAAGCACTTGAAGACGCAATACTTCGCAACGTAGACCAGACCGACGGTCTAATAGACAGGTTTAAGCAGACCGGGGTAAACCTTGTAAACCTTGGCAGCGGTTTTCTCAATTTTGGCGGCAAGGTACTTGGCGTAAACCTTAACCTTGGCAAACTTAAAACCGAGCTAGACGAAACTAACGACGGTTTAGCACTGGCCTACTCCAACACCCGCGCATGGTCAGACACCATTTTGCAACTTGACGCAGACCAGAAACGCGCCAACTACCAAAAGGCCGTAGACATTGAGCAACAACGCCTAGCGAACATTGAAATAAGCAAGAGCACCGCCAGCACTAAAAAGGCTTCAGAGGCCGCTAAACGCGCCGCAGCCGAGACCGCCAAGCATGCTGAGGCAGTACGCACACTTAAAGAGTCTTACGACGATGCGGTGCAAACAGTTAAAGACAGGTTTGCCCCCGCACTCATGCGCGCCAATGAGCAACTAACCAAGGCCACAGAGGATTACAACAACTTCTACAAGGCAACTGGCGACGTCGTGCGCGGCATATTTAACGTGGGCGATGCTTGGACTACAGCAGCCGACAGCGAAGGCGCCAAAACCTTTTTTGGTGTACTCGACGACCAAGCCAAAAAGGCTGGCGAACTTGCCACCGGCATAGAGAACCTTATTGCTGCCGGGCTAGACGACCCCGAGCTACTTAAGTCAATTCTTGCCAGCGGTGCAGACGTAGGCCTAGAAATAATCAAAGGCTTGCTTGCCGGCGGTAAAGCGTCTATAGACCGTCTGCTCGGTATCTCAACAACAATTAACGCAGCTGCCGACCGTATCGCCAAGTTGACTGCCGACAAGTGGTACAAGTCTGGTATTGACCAAGCCCAAGCGATAGTAGACGGCGTTAATAGTGTTATTGCTAACACTGAGTTTTTATTACGGTTTGCGCTTGACCCGCAGAGCGTCACGGAAATTGGCCAGCAGTTAGACGCTAGCCTTGGCACCGTGTTTGGTGGCGGCGCAGCACCAGCACCAACTACTAACCCGTTTGGCCCGATACTTGGCAGCATTAACGCTAGCCCAAATATGGACGGCAGCCGTGTAAGCACCAGCAACGTAACTATTAACGTCCAAGGCGGCGACCCGAACGCAGTAGTAAGCGCGCTACGTGCCTACATGCGCACAAACGGCAGTGTGCCTATTCGAGTAAGCAACGCATACTAATGGCCGTACAAAGTTTTGTTGTCGACATAGAAGGCGCCTCTGGTACGCCGGCTATCACGTTAAGCAACGTACAAAGCATCAACTTTAAGACTGGCCGTGAACGACAGTTAGACCAGTATTCAAGCCTAAGCGGCACCATTGTTGTACGCCAACCATCAGCGCCTAACTCGGTTATTAAGCCCGGTTCAACTGTCAAAGTCACATGGGACGACGGCGGCATATATCGCAGCCAATTTTCGGCCAGCATTTCTAACGTCCAATTTACTTACGGCATACCGTACGTTGGCACTACTGGCAACGCCGACTATTTGACCATTAGCCTTGAAGGCTATCTAGCGCGCTGCGGTAGAAGTAGCGGCGAAAATTACGCCATGGCAGCCGGCACGATTTCGGCGCAAACCGCAGCGGCAACCACGGCCAGCGGGCTTACTATCAACTATTCGAGCAGCGGCACGGGGCCAGCCATGGCAGCAACAACCGTAAGCGGCACTTGGGGAGACTGGATTAATAGCGCGTGCATTACAACTAACGGCCGTATGCGCGAGGCTTTTAACGGCGTTTCGTTGTTTTCCCCATTTGGTGCACAAGTAGCAAACATCAACTTTAGCGACACCACAAACAACGCCAGTTTCCAAGTGTATGACAACATTCAGTTTGCCAGTTACGCCGACAACTTTTACAGCCAAGTGACGGTAGACCCAGAGTCTTTTGCAGCTCAGACCGTACAGACAGGCGTTAAACCGTTTCGCACATACACGGTAAACACGCTAAACGCGTCCACGTCACAAGCCACCGACTACGCCAACTATCTGCTGAATAACTTTACGGCAGCGCCATTGGCCATTTCGTCTTTTTCTTGTTTAGCCAACGCCCAGAACTCTTTTAAGCTCTGGAACTTATCCACTGGTGCCGGTTCACTAGAAATTGGCACTTGTGTTGGCGCGCAAGTAAGCGTGGCTTTCCGTGGCACCACCTACCAGTGCATCATTGAAGGCGCAGCGTTTAGCGCGGTACCGGGCGAGGCTCGATACACCTATTACGTATCACCAGTAGACCAAAACGCTTACCTAATCCTTGACAATGCCACTTTCGGCACAGTTGATTTTAATAGACTGGGGTACTAATGGCAATACAAACTTTTACAACTGGCCAAGTTTTGACGGCCGCGCAAATGAACACGCTGCAAACGACGGTTGCAACATATAACGGTATTGGCAGACGCGACACAGCGCTAACTTTAACTAGTTCATCAAATACACAGCGCGTTGACAGCACAAACTTCCAGAAAACAATTACAGCGACGGCGGGCGATTTAATCCAAGCAACTTGGAACAGTTACATAGACGCTGGTACCAACGTTGTGCACTTTAACTTTTACACTTTTAACGGGGCTACAGCAGTAAACCCATTTTGCGCGCCATCAACTTTTAACCCATTTTTTGTTGAAACAGCGCGCAGTGGCGTTGAGTGTTTTGTCTCTTTGTATAAATGCGTCGCCGGCGACATTTTTAGCGGCCAAATAACAGTCGCACTTACTGGCAACTCGGCAGGAACGGCTAGAGGCGTAGTAAACGCGGCAGTACCAGCAGGTTTTAGCCTTACTAACCTTGGACAGGTCCAGTAATGATTTGGCGCACTGCTTTTGTGGCGCTTTTGTTTGCGTCAATCCTCGTAGCGTGCGGCGACCGTGAACGCGTCAATTGCCCAGAGGTACGCACCAAAAACAAGGCTTTGCGCGCCGAAACGACAATAACCGTAGACACCGCCAGCCTTGGCAGTACTCGAATACTGGCCGACAAATGCCTATAATCCCGCCACCGCGGCACCCCGAAAGAATGACCAGCGAGCAAATTAAAGCGCGCCTAATCTTTGTTGTGGCCTGCGCGTTGTCTTTAACTTTTGTGGTTGCCACCATGTCGCTAATTTACGGCCTGCTATTTGTGACGCAGCCGCTCGACGTATCAGACAACGACAAAAGCGCATGGGCAACCTTGCAGCCACTACTGCTATTTCTGACTGGCAGCCTTGCTGGCCTGCTCAGCGCAAACGGGCTCAAAGACAAACCGAAAGGCAAAAACGATGAATAACGACGACAAAAAAGGCTTACTAAAAATTGTGCGCGAAGCAGCTGCAAAACTCTTGACACGCATCGCCGACATGATTAGCCGGCCATGAAATACACCGGCACCACCGACGGCGCAGC